TTCAGTGACATCCTCTTCTTCATCATCCTCTTCTGTGTCATCGTCATCGTATGGAGAATTATAAAAATTAATACGAACCAAACTTTCGTGACAAATTAAATGTTCTGTAAAAAAAATTTCACTATCATTTATATATTTTATACATTTATCATTAAATACAACTTCTTTATCATATATTTTTTTAAAATTTTTTGTTATTCTACATGTAAGTTTAATTTGTTTTCTGCCGAACTCTGGATTAAATTTATTAAATCGTATCATGCTTAATTTAAATAAAGAATCGTATTGATTTTTTTTTTGAGGATGGAAATTATAAATAGAGCTAACATATAAAAATAGATATGGTTTCATAATTTTAACAAGTATATTGTCAGGGAAATCTTTATCTATAATTATTTTATTTTCTGGATTGATTTTATGACAGTATAAATTAAATGAGTTTATCATTTTAATTATATCTTCTTTTATATCATTATCGTGTGATTTATATACATAATTTTTAATAGAATGTTCTCTTAATAAATTATCATTTAAAAATCTAAACCTTGTTAAATTAAAATTTGTTTGAAAATATTTACATAATAACTCAGGATATAAATCTGTTTTACATCTAATGTAAAAGTATATATTATATAACATTGATTTTGAAAATGGTAAATTGTTATATGGATTTTTTATACTTTTTGGCTCAGAAAAGAATAAATAAGAGTTTGTTAAAGATGAATTTATAATCTTAATCAAGTCATTAATATTAAATAAATATTTTGAATTATTATGAAATAAAGTAATAACATTTATTTGGTTTTCGTTTAATTCATTTAATCCAAAATCTGTATTTACAACTATTTTTGCCTTTTTTAATTTGTAATTATAGACCAACCTATTAATAACATTATAAGTTTTTTGAATTTTATAAAAGAAAAGGATGAATTCTTCTTTATTTTTTGGGTCGGTAAGCAAAAAACTGTTTAATGTTTGTGATAAATTTTTAAATTTGTTTTTAGAATTAATGTTGTGTTCAAATAAAAGAAACGCTGTTTTTATATAATATTTAATTGTATTGTCTTCTTTGTAATCCAAAGAAAAAAAATTTATATCTGTTTTTGCGATTTTATTTATCAACAATTTGTATGTTTCCATATTTATATAAATAATATTTAATTTTTATATATTATTTATTGAAATGATATTTTAAAATCCTGGATTGTAATCGTTGTCATCACCCATATCGTTGGCCTTAATTGTTACGACATTATTTTGTATGGAGATTTTATTCACACCACAAGGGTCGTCAGGGTTTTCAATGTTGCCAAATGCCTTTTCAATTTCTTCATCAATATCAACTGGTTTATACTCACTTGTAGCTTCAAGTTTTTGCATTTCTTCAATGTCTAACACAACTTGGAAGCAACTTGTGCCAAAGAAACCTTCTTGGCCACACATAACATTCGCAGAAACACCTCTAAATGTGTCGAGTTCAGCGTGTCTTGCTGCTTTCAAAAACATCTCAGGCGTCTCCTCAAATGATGCTTTTGCGATTGGTCCAATGTTATCATTGTTTATGCCGTGTCTAAATATAGATATTAGCTTGCTTGTTGCGGTCATTCTATCAACAAGAACACTATAATTATGGTAATTAATATATGTTCCGTCGAACTCAACAACTTCAACTAACTCATTATAAATAGCTTGTCTTGCTGCTTCAATGCCCAACACGTTGTAAATTTCTACAATATCATTGCTAAGTGTTCGTTTAGTGTCAATAAAATCAAGTCCAAGAACATCTAACAAATTGGTTCCAATTGTATCTAACACCCATATATCTTGTTTTTTATAAACACCATTATGTTCAACCATATTATCTAATACTTTTCTAAGTATAACCTTATTAATGCCCTTAGTTCCTCTCAATACAACATTGTTGAGCATTTCTTCCTGAAAATTCTTTAGGATATAAATTTGGTCAGATTGATCTAGCGGGTTTACTTTTGTCTTTTTTTGTCCTTTGCTTGAGTTGGATATTACTTCGTTCATTCTAATTCTAAATATCAATTTATCAGAATTGAAATCGGAATAAACACAAGAGATTTGATCTTCATAGCAATTTTTTAAACAAAAGTTTACATCGTCCATAGTGATATTTTTTTCAAGCATGACTTCCGGGTCCATTTCCATACGGATGACCCATTTAGATTTTTCATTCTCATCGCTGCTTAATGACATATCAGCACATTCAGCTACTTTTTTCTCAAATTCCATATATTGAGAAATTGAGTCTTTGTCCATACTAATAAGAGAATTTAATTCATCAGGGTCAAAGCATACTTCGACTGACTTAACAACTTCTATTAATTTTGTATGTTCGAGCATATACATAGTAGTTTGAGCCTTATCTTTTTGTGTTTCATCTTCATGCTTCAAATAAACACTTAGAGAAGGGTTTTTAATATCACTTGACAATGACAAAATTTCTTCAATTCTTGGAACACCACGTGTAACATTTGATTTAGAAGCAACACCAGCAAAGTGGAAAGTATTCAATGTCATCTGTGTGGATACTTCTCCTATACTCTGACCAGCAATCATGCCAACCATTTCGCCAGGAGCAACAATGCCTCTCTTATAATTAATTGAAATTGTGTCTAATAGCAGTGACAACGCTGCCATATTAAATCTTTTAACAATAAGAAGTTCTTTGGGAGATAAATAGAAGTAGAATAGTGTCTTGAAAAGTTCTGTAGGTGGAGCATAGTAAATTTTTTCAAGATTCGAATAGCAATTATCAATCATTTCTAATGCTTCCAATGGTGTAATGTCTACCAATGACGATATAGTAATATTACATTGTCCTTGAATGTTATCAATTATGTGTTGGAAAGCAACAGGACAATTGACTACGGTGTCACCTTTATTCTTGAACACCTTTTTAATAATTTCATCGCGCTTTTCAATCATAAAGTCAATATTTTTCTCTGTCTTTGTCTTGTGTTCTTGAATCTGTTTTTTATGTCTAGCCATTGTATTTTTCAAGAATATATTGTTCAATGTTTTAATGCTTCCAGATTCCTCAGGAATAATAAAATGTGCGTAAATATTCTGGATGCTCATTGATACAATAGGAATTTGTTGAGATTCTACTTTAATCGCATCGATGTTATCGTCACCATAGCAAAACTGAACGATTTTATTTTTATTAGTTCTAACTGTCATATCATAAGAAACCATTAAATCTTCAAGACCTTTAATTAATCTTCTTTGAATGTAACCAGTAGTAGAAGTTTTAACAGCAGTATCAATAAGACCTACACGACCACCCATAGCGTGGAAGAATAGTTCCTGAGGTGACAACCCATTAATATACGAACTCTCAACAAACCCACGAGCTCCTGGTGAATCATCAAATTTTGTAAAATGTGGCAATGTTCTATTTTCAAAACCATACGGAATGCGTTTACCGTCTACATTTTGTTGTCCTAAACAAGAAATCATAAATGAAATATTCAAATCAGAACCTTTAGAACCTGCTTGAACCATAGTGACGAATCTATTATCTTTACTAAGATTTTTTAACCCGATTTTGCCGGATTCGGATGTAGCTTGATTGAGAATGCTATTTACTTGTGTTTCAAATTCTTCTTCATTCGTCTTTCCAGTATTATTTTCAAATAAACCAATTTGAACTTGGTCGATTAAATTTTTTACGTCGGTCTTTTTCTTTGTAATAACCTGAATAATATCATCGTTTGTTTTTTTATCGGAAATCAAATCACTAATTCCGACACTAAATGCGGACGAATTCATATATTCAGTTACTATATTTTGCAGATCGTCTATGAATTTAGATGATGCCATATTGCCAAAGTCATTACAAATGCGTTGCAACAAACCCTTTGTTCCAGAACCCATAACGCTTTTATCCATTTGTCCACGCACATATTTACCATTTTTAATTTCAATAATATAATTAGATGATTTTGCGTCATCTTTATCCTCTTTAAATGCCTTAGTTTTATATTTCATTGATAATGGAGGGAATATTTGACTTAATATGTCAAAATTTGTTATTCCACCTTCTTTTTGACTTTCTTCTAAGAGTTTTTTCTCATTTACATTATTAAACATCATCAAAAGGTTCATAGCTTCTCTAGAACTAAATCTTAGATTAGGACGTGTAAATTGGTACGAACCAAGCATAGAATCTTGAAATATTCCAACAATTGAACTGTTCTTAGCTGGACTAATAATTTGATATGGCACTGCTGCCAAATTTTTTAGTTCTGCTTCTGATTCGGGGTCTTGAGGCATGTGTAAATTCATTTCATCACCATCAAAATCCGCATTGTAAGGCTTTGTATCCGCTACATTCATTCTGAATGTGTCGCCTTGTGTCATAATTCTGGCAATATGACACATCATACTCATTCTATGAAGAGTAGGTTGGCGATTAAATAGAATGGCATCTCCGTCCATCATATGTCTATGAACGGTATCACCTTCTTCAAGAATAAGAGAATTTCTATCCAAATAATAACGAAGAGTAATCACCTCACCGTTTTGTTTTTCTAACATTTTAGCACCAGGCCATACATCAGGTCCGTTTTGAATTAATTTAGTCAAGAATTTAATATTAATTTTATTAACGATAACCGGTTTTGTAATATTTTTTGCTATTTTCATTGGAATGCCTAATTCGCGGATTGAAATATTTGGGTCGGCAGTAATAACTGAACGAGCACTAAAATCTACACGCTTAGCCATTAGGTTTCCTCTCATACGCCCTCCTTTACCATTTAAACGGTCTTTAATCGATTTTAATGGTCTTCCAGAACGCTGAGCTACAGAAGCCACACCTGGTATCTTATTATCAACTTGAGTAGCAATATAATATTGAAGAACAGTTGTCCAATCATCAATTACATTTGACGGTGCGTTGTTTTGAATTTTTTCTTGTAGTGTTTTATTTGTTTTTATAATATTAACCAAAATATGACTTAAATCGTCTTCCGACCTTTGTTGAGCGTCGTGCTTTACTGACGGTCTAACAGCTGGAGGAGGAACAGACATTACTTGACAAATCATCCAATCTGGTCTTGAATACAATGGACTAAAGCCCATAAATGTAACATCGTCATCAGATATTCTCTTAAAATTTTTCAATGTCATTTCGGGCGTAACCTTTATAACAATAGGTTCCGACTCACTATCATTTTTCCATTCCGCAAATATAGTAGCAAGACCTTCTTTTTTAATTTTATTAGGTTGTAGTGTGCCACAACCGTCTTCACTATCATCTCCACAACGTTTTACCTTACTGCATAATGAAAATACATATTTCCATCTGGCTTCACCATTTAGTTTTAAGGCTTGTTTATATTTATCCTTGCTTACTAAAAGTTTACTACATTTGAAGCAGACACATTTCATACATTTTTGAATGGTGCTTAAATATTGGATATAAAATACTGGTCGCGCCAATTCAATATGTCCATTGTATCCTGGTGTTTTCATATAATCAAGACCATCTGTAGGACAAATTAACCCTGGTTCTAAAACCCCCATTCTAGGGTCAAATAATCCACCAATTACGGGCTTATTGTTAATATATGTATCTCTACTAGTAATTTCAGCAACGGAGCTTTTTCTTATTTCTTCTGGCGACAGAATACTAAATTGTATTCCAATCACTTTTGAGGGGGTCATTGACATATTATTGGAAGTTGAAAACTTAGACATATCTTATATTATACCACAATAGATTTATATTGTTTTATTAATCAATTTTATTTTAAAAATGCGTTTTATACAACTTTATCTCATACATTTTAATTAATAATTATATTATTCTATAACGATTTACTTTACATTACACGTAACATTATTTATAAATAAAATTGATTAAATTATGATTTAAAATTAAAACTGATAAATATATTATACACAACAATGCCGACTGACATTTCAAATAAATTATCTAAGAAGGGAAAAAACGAATCATCCAATAAACGGGATGAAATTAACAAAAGAAAGAAAAAAAATGGTAATAATGATAGTGATGACGATTTCATTGATTCAGAAAATGATGAAATGGATGTTCACGAATACCGTAAGTTTATTTCAAAAATATTTCCCTCTAAGCATTTAAATAAAAAAATTATGTCTGGTGAGAAATTAAAGAAAATAGCACAAGACATTGATACAGAAGATGAGGAAAGTGAAGAAGATTGGGAAACAGACACGGAGGAAGACGAGGAAGTGACAGTTAAAAAAGGTAAAAATAAAAAAGGTAAAAATAAAAAGAGTAAAAATAAAAAGAGTAAAAATAACGATGCATCAACAGATGAGGATGAACCAAGTGTAAAAAAACCCGATGGTAAATTAAATATAATATTTACAATCGGGAAAAAAGGAGAAATTGAAGTTGAAGATGAAGATGATGAAGATTGGAATGAAGAAGATTATGACCCTGACTATGATGAAGAAGACCCAGACACAGGAACAGAAGATGAAGATGAAGATGTTTCTACAGACGATTCCGACTATGATTCTGAAGATGAAACCGAAGATGATACAGAAGATGATACAGAAGATGAAGTTCCAATAAAATCTAAAAAACACATAGTTACAAAACAAGTGACTAAGAATGATGAGAACACAAAGGATGATAATGCAAATGATGCTGAGGTATTAGATAAATTAAAGGAATTATTAAATAAAAACCCTAATAATAAATCAATTAAAAAATGTATTGATGTTTATGAAGAAGATGAAAAATCTTCAAAAAGAAAGGTTGAAAAGAAAACAAAGAAGCAAAAAGATAAGAATCTTAGAATATTTAGAAAAATAATTAAAGATAAAAATACAATGAATGACTTTTCATTTTATGAAAAATTAGAAATTGAAAAACAGAAGAAGGTAATTAAAGAAATGAGAGAAATTAATAAAATTACTAGAGTTGAAAAACCATATAGAATGACACTTCTTGAAGCAGAAATACCAGTAGAGTTTAAAACAGCTGCTATGAAAAAAATTAATTCGCTTAGATATATTGAACCAGGTAGTGGAGAATTTTATAAAATTAAAAACTGGGTTGATACATTTATGCGCATTCCATTTGGAAAACATAAAGGGTTGCCGATTAGCATTGACGACGGTGTAGATAAATGTCACGATTTTATGGAATCTGCAAAACAAACATTAGATCAAGCAGTGTATGGTTTGAATGACGCCAAGATGCAAATTATGCAAATGTTAGGTCAATTGTTGACAAATCCGAAAGCAATAGGAACCGCTATTGCGATTCATGGACCGCCAGGAACAGGAAAAACAAGTTTGGTAAAAGAAGGCATTAGTAAAATACTGAACAGACCATTTGCTTTTATTGCTCTTGGAGGTGCTACTGATAGTAGTTATCTTGAAGGTCACGGTTATACATATGAAGGCAGTGTATGGGGGAAAATAGTTCAAATATTAATTGACAGCAATTGTATGAATCCTGTAATTTACTTCGACGAACTTGATAAGATTAGCGATACACCAAAGGGTGAAGAAATAGCAGGCATTCTTACTCATTTAACGGATACATCTCAAAATTCTCAATTTCACGATAAATATTTTACAGAGGTAAATTTTGATTTAAGTAAATGTTTATTCATCTTTAGTTATAATGACGAAACAAAGGTGAATCCTATTTTGAAAGACCGTATGTATAGAATAAAAACAAAGGGTTATAGTGGAAAGGAAAAGTCAGTAATTGCCAACAATTATTTATTGCCTAAAATTAATGAACAGGTTAGATTCAATAAAGATGACATTATTATACCGAATGATGTAATAGGTTATATTGTTGAGAACCATTGCAATAAAGAAGATGGTGTTAGAAATTTGAAACGTTGTTTAGAAATTATTTATACCAAGTTGAATTTATACAGATTAATGAAGCCTGGAACGAATTTATTTGAAGGGGACATGTCACTTAAAGTTGAATTCCCATTTACAGTGACAAAGGTTATCGTTGATAAACTAATAAAAAAAGAATCAGATGGTCTTGAAACTTGGCGTAGTTTGTATTTGTAAAGGATATAAAAATATATATATAAGATAAATAATAATGGAAATAAATTATTTTTTATCTGAGAAGAGAAAACTAACAGATGTGTTAGTTTATTTAAATGAAATAAAAATCATTCATTACAATAAAAAAAATTTGATAGGGCTTAAAAATGTGAATAAGGAAATAGATGAAATAAATGAAACATTATTTAACTTGGATAAAATTATATTTTTGAATTGCGAACATAATTTTGTGGATGATTTAATTGACATTACTCCAGATACTTCGAAACATGTAACATATTGTACAGTTTGTGAATATACGAAAAAATAATATATATTATCTAATTACATACTTAAAGAAAATGTAAAAAAAACGATGGGAAAGTTTTTTTGAAAAGTGGATTTTGGACATTTATTTTTGTCCATTTTTGAAATCCTTGGATATTTTATGGAAAAATACAATTTTGTGACCATAATGAAAAATTAGCGTCTCGTCACTAAAAATAAAAGTTTCGTTTTGTTACGATAAAAAAAATTATATATTTTGTGATAAAGTATTTAGGAACCTTTTTTGTCAACATATATACAACAAAATGTTGACAAAAAAAGTTCCAAAAGTTCCAACAAATTTTATATGTAAATTTTGTGATTATAAAACGTGTCGTAAAAGTCAATACGACCGTCATTTATTGACAGCAAAACATAAAATGTTGACACAAAAGGTTCCAAAAGTTCCGCACGAATCAGTGTCTAACTACACACAGGAGTTTTCGTCACATAAAAATAAATACATACCACTGTTATTAGACGACAAACCTAAAATGTTGACAAATGTTGACAAAATGTTGACAGAATTTAGTTCCGTTCCAAAAATAAATATTTGCGATTGTGGGAAAACATTCAAACATCGTCAAAGCTTACATGTTCATAAAAAAAAATGCGATGTTGAAAACAATTCGTTTGTTGAAGAAAAACATACAAATAATTCTACAGATAAAGACCTTATTATTATGCTAATAAAACAAAATACGGAACTAATAAAAGAAACATCAAATTGCAAAAATATGATGATGAACCAATCAAATGTAATTATGAAAATTTTAGAAAAGGGCAATTCAAATATTACAACACATACTAATTCTCATAACAAAGCGTTCAACCTAAATTTATTCTTAAACGAAACTTGTAAGGATGCTATGAACATTATGGATTTCGTTGACTCCATAAAATTACAATTAACAGATTTAGAAAAAGTAGGAGATGTTGGTTATGTTGAAGGAATATCTAATATAATTGTAAAAAATCTGCAAGACCTTGATGTTAATAAAAGACCTGTTCATTGTACTGACAAAAAGAGAGAAACTATGTATATTAAACACGATAATAAATGGGAGAAAGACGAAGAACGGTTGAAATTACACAAAGTTGTTAGAAAGGTCGCATGCAAAAATCAAAACTTAATTCCAACGTTCAAAGAAAAACACCCTGATTGTGGCAAATATAATTCAAAATTCTCAGACCAATACAATAAAATTGTAGTTGAATCAATGGGAGGGACGGGTGATAATGATTATGAAAAAGAAGAAAAAATAATACAAAATATATCTAAACAAGTTTTTATTGAAAAAGATATGTAATAATTTATTTTTATCTTTTTACAATTTTTATTATATTATTTATAATAAAAATTTTATTTACCATACAGTATTAGAATTCTTCCAAGACATACCATCGCCCTTTTTAACATTATATAATGCTTTAAATATTTCTGAACGTGATAAGGGTACATTTGTTCTATATTTATCCAACGGGTGTGGGTTTGTTTTAAGTTGTGCGGACAATGCTTTCTTATTTATAACTTGTCTTTGTTGAAAAGCAAAATATGTATAGAATCCTTCATAAGATAATTCACGAATTGGCATCAAATCTTCATTTTTCTGTTGGAAATCTCTCAAATATTCATCACAGATAGCTAGTCCAGAAATATCAGCAAGGTCTTCACCAATTCCAATTGATGCATCAAAATTGATACCATCCCTTGCTGCGAATTCTTCATATTGTTTAATTACATCTTGCTGAATTGTTTTATATTTTTTCTTGTCAGCATCAGTCCACCAATCGTTTAAATTGCCATCATAACCATATTTGCTACCCCAATCATCAAAACCGTGTGACATTTCGTGACCGATCGTAAATCCTAAATGTGCCAAGTTATATTCTATACCTCTCTCGTCTAAATCTATAAAGGGTTTCTGAATATATCCTAAATTTATGTAAATTGAGTTTTTTGATGGAGTATATGAAGCATTTACAATATAAGCCTGTGTTCCAATCATTTTAACAGGGTATTGCGTCCAATCCATAATTGGAGTATCAACAACACCTTTTCCTTCAAGTTCAATAAATTTTTTATGTTTCCAATCAATAACTTTCATCATATTATCGTACAATAGTGTTCCATAATTTATGTCAGGGTCTTCACACAATCCTTCAGGCTTTCCATAAACAAAATTAAAATGGTCCAACTTTTTTAAAGCATATTTCTTTGTAGAAGGTTGCAACCATTTATTACGCGTTAATATTCTTTTAAATACAATTTTTAGGTCATCGCACATAGTTTTTACATATTTCATTGCTTGAGGATTTTCAAATTTTTTTACATATTGGGTTGTCAAAAATGTATTAAATGGAATGGACATATAGAGTGAAGCACTTACTGCGTCGCTATTATTAATTTTTTCTTGTCCTCTTTCAAATTTCCCCTTAAAATCGTATATTATATCCTCCCAACCCCTTGTAATTCTTACTAATCTTTTAAATAAAATATATAACCAATATGTCTTCCACTTTTCTGTATTCCAATTTTTAACTAATAATTCAGAACCACATTTTAAATAATTTAAGCTTGATGTAATAAAAAATTTAGGAGTACTTTTAAATCCAAGTTGTTTTGAAAATTCTTTCCAATCAAAACCATATTTAGAAAAAGCGTCATCCGTATAAACCTTATTATAAGAGTCTTCTTTTTTTTTTACATCAATGCAACCTAACGCATTAAAAATGTCTACTTCGACATCAATTACATCTTGTGGATTATAATCATTTTTACCAATTAATATATTAAAAATATTTTTTATAAATTTTTTATATTCTTCTCTATATTTTTTTTTGTAAGATACTTCAGTTCCATCATCATAATAAACATTTATATCTGCTAATTCAAAATTATGAGCACTTACGTAAGACCTAAATTTTTTGGTATCTTTATCATCAGGATTTAAATTCCAAACAAATGGAGCACAGGTTGAGAGCATTTCATCTTTATTAAAATATGCTAACATTTCCCAAGGGTTATTTTTTTCTATTAAGTGTTCTATTGTTTTAATAGATTCAAACGCTAATTTTTTGGTATACAATTTAGGATTCATTGAAATAACTGAATTATAAAAATTCTTAAGATTTTTAGACAACTTATTGTCGTGTGTCTTAATGTATTCTAATATAATTTTATCAAGTTCGTGATAAACTTTATCTTGTGCCAATCTAAAATCATCAATTTCAACAATGTATTTTTGTTGATCTTCTAAAGAAACATTTTTAAGCCATTGGTAATTAATATAATCATAAAAATCATCTTCAGGTTTAATACTATTAGGCGCATATTTAGTTAATAATTGTTTGACAAATTGTTTTTTTGTTTTTGAGTTAGACATTCTTAATTGGCTCGCAGTAAGACCTTTACCAAATTCTTTCTCAAACGACTTTAGTCCAATTGGACAATCTAAATGCTTATTTTTTTTAGAAACGACCTTTTTTGTTCGTTTTTTTATTGTTTTATTCATTATATATATAATGAATATAAATTTATAATATTCATTATAATGTGGTAAAATTTTACAAATAATAAATTAATATTGTGAATATGGAACGTTGTTTCCACCGCGAAGAACCAAATAATTATATGAATTGGAATCCATGCAAGCGCAACCACTGGAGTTGGAATATGTGTTTGGACAACATTCGGGTTTAAATTGTGTATTTGAAAACATAAACATTTCTCCTTCCGGAAGAGGAACCTGTGTAGGTTCGCGTGCCATAAATTTTTTTACTGCATCACTTAAAGGCTGTCCAGGGATTACAGTCATATCTGGCGCACTCCACGAAGAAGCATTAACATGGTTCTCACCAGTTAAATCATATATAGAAGACTCTCCATAATTGATATTGGCACCAGTAAATCCTTCTGTTGATGTTGTTGTTGTTTCAGGTGTGGTTGTTGTGGAGGTTGTCCCTGATGTTGTTTGGGTTGCTAAATTGGTCTGTGCGTTTTGTATTTTTTGTTTAACTTCTGCTTTTTTTGTTTGAATATTACCTGAAATATCCGTAGCAGCATTAGTTAGTCCTTCTATTACTTTATCCATATTACAACTTCCACAAAAAGTATGTCCGACAAGTATTAAATATACAACTCCAATCAAAATTAGAATCTCTAAATTCAACTTGTAACCAAAAATTGAGACATCCATGTTATACATATTTCACAGATAATATTTTTCCTTTATTTTTTTCTAAAAGAATATCAATTCCAGCATTATAATCGTAAAATCTTATATTTCCAATATTAAAAGAATCCTCACTGGTTAATAAATTATATAACTTATCGTGATTTTTCTTTATTTTTTCTTTATTTTGTGGGTCAAATACAAGAGTTGTAATGGTTTTTATTTTTTTATCACACAATAATAAATTAGAACTTCCTTCAACACATAAATTTTTGCCTAAATTATATTTAAATTGCTCGTCGAGATTTTTGCCGTTAATTACTACAGTTCCATATACTTTTTCATCATTTTCAAGAACGTCTCCTATAACAATATCTTTAATGTATTTTATTTTACCATCTTTAAGTTTAATTAGTGTATCTTCTTTAAATCCATAATCTAATTTGTT